CTCAAGCTAACATCAACTACGGTGCTCAGTACTACTCTGGTCTCCTTCAAAAGTATGGTGAGCCTGTAGCTGCTGCTATGGCTTACAATGCTGGTCCTGGTAACTATGATGCTTACCTACGTGGTGAGCTACCTGATGGACGTGTTAAGACAGAGATGCTTAACCACGGTAAGAAGTTTGCAAAGGCTTTGTATAAGTACGGTGGTGGTGGCATGTCTCTTAATAACCCTAACCTGATGCGTTCAGGTAACAGCAATATGAGGTTAACTTCTAGTGCTGTTAGTTACATTGGTATGGATACAAGTGATGGTCCTGATGCTGGACGTAATGCTTGTGTTTGGGCACTTAATAAAGTGATGCGTGCTGCTGGTATGGAAGTACCGTGGGGTAATAGTCTTTATGTACCTTTTGTTAAAGATGTACTTGATAAGTCTGCCAAACGTGTATCTGGTCCTATGCCTGGAGCTATTGCAATCATGCAAGATAATCATCCAACTGACCCTTATCCTCATATTGGTATTGTTGGTGCAGACGGTATGATTATTAGTAATAGTACATCACGTGCTAGGTTTGATTGGAAGGGTACACCCCAAGAATACGAACAACAGTACGGTAGACCTAATCTCTATTACATGTTAAATTAATTATGGAATACGATCCTAATGAGATGTTTAGGGTTGATCCAGGTGAGATGGAACTCAATGAAGAGTTTCAAGCCCAAATGGAACTTGAGCGGCAAGCTGAACAAAATGCTGCTGCTCAAGCTGCCATGGCTCAAACCGGAGCAACTACTCCTACGGGAGGACAACCTGGACAAGCTCAACCCCAGCAACCTGCTACGGCAGAGCAACAGTTCCCTTGGGAGCAAGGTTTTGATATTGGTGATGCCGCTAGGCAAGTAGTAGAAGGAGGTATGACGGTACCTGCAGGTCTTGTTGATTTTGGTGTAGAGCTTATCAACAAAGTTACTGGACAAAACGTACCGAAACCACCTGAATTTCAAACCAAACATTTGCAAGCTCTTCGTGAGATTGCTTCTGTTGTAGCACCAACTATTCTACTTTCTAAGCTTGGTATACGTGGTGGTGTAGCCGCTAACTCACGAGTTGGGTGGTCAATTGGTAGTAATGCATTTGTTAAAGGTGCTGGTACACTTGGTGTTGAAACAGCAGCAGGTGTTATTGTTGGTGCTGTTAGTAGTGAATACACTGAAGACAACGTAACAGGTACTATTAAGCAAGCATTCCCTGAACAGTTTGACTTTATCCCTGATTCATTGGCTACACTTAAAGATGATCCACCGGACATCAAACGTAAGAAGAATATCTACGAAGATGTAGGACTTGGTGTCTTTACTAGCTTTGCAGAAGGTGCTGTTAAGTTTGTTGGATCTCTAGCAAATCTTGGTAGTAGTCTTCGTAAATCCAATAAACTTGTTGGTGAAACTGATGAAGCACGTCGATGGTTAAATGAGAACTCTCCTGCTCCTAAATCAGCTAATCCTGAAGAAGCAGTAATTGAGAACTTGATTAAACAAGAAGAAGCATTGGATGAAGTAGGTTACTATAACCTTTCTAATAATCCTAACATGGATGTACCTCTTAAAGGTATCCATGATATGTTTGATCCTACTGAGATTGGTGTACGTACTGTAGATGACTTTGGTGTTGTTGGTGCTGCTATTGATCAAGCTCGTATTGCTAAGAATCTAGACACTGTTGATGGTCGTCTAGGTAACATGCTTTCCGAGCCTGCTTTGAAGTATGCACTTACCAATGGTGATAATGCTCAGGACATTGTACTTGGTCTTGCTGATCAATTGAAGCAAGCAGGTCGTGTGGGTATGGAAGGTCCTAATTGGAAGGTTACTTTTGATGATGTACTTGATGCTAACACTGATCTAGCTGTTCAGTTGTTTGATCCTCGGATGAGTAAAGCTGATGCTCGTCAGATCCTTGAACCATTCATTATGCGTACTGATGATGGTAAGGAGGTAATGGTAGAGGAAGGCTTCGCTATGGCCGCTAGAGCGCTCCGTGGGCTCGGTACAGACCTTACTAGTATGGATGTAGCCCGTGCTCAATCATTGCTTGCTGGGTCGCTTTCTGGACGCATCTCTGATGTATCAGAAGGTGCACGTCTAATGAGTGGTACTCCAGCTGTTGAAGCAGCACAAGAGAAAGTAATTGATTTGATGCAATATGTTTCTCAGTTGTCTGGTTCTGCTAAGTACTATAAGAATCGTAAAGCTAACTTGATTCAACTTGTTAGGAATGGTTTCCGTAACATTGAAGGTTATAACCTAGCTACTGTTGAAGGCGCTGGTGAAGTAGCACAAAAGGTATTTCAAGATTCTCAACAATTTGCTTCTACTCTTCGACAGATTGCTGATAATCAACCACGTCTAATGGATGAATTCCTGATGGCTTATGAAATTAGCAATGGTGATGTTGATACCATTGTTAAGATGAATAAGTGGATCAATGAGATGACAGGTGATCTCGGTAAAGGTATTATTAACCTTAACCCTGATGTTGAGAATAAACTGATTGCAGGTGTGTGGTCTAACATCTTCAATAATATGTTGTCTGCTTTTAAGACACCTATTGAAGCACTTGTTGGTAACTTTGGTGGTATTATTGCCCAACCTATTTCACACTTTGCTGGTGCTGCAATGAGTGGTGACATCAAAGCTATTCAACGTGGTTGGATTGCTTACAGTTCTGTTGGTGATACCTTGAAGAAAGCTTTGCCATATGCTGGTGAGCTTTTCATGAAGGCATCAAAAGAACCTAACTCTGTACGATCTACTACTCGTATTGATTTACTTCTTTCACAAGAACGGGAGCTTGAATTCCTTAAGACATCCGCACTTAGACAAGCACAAGAAGGTAATCACGGTCTTCAATACTTAGTTAACCAAATTGAGATGTTGAATGATCTTGGTAAAGATCCTGTGCTTAGGTTTGGTGTTAATGCTATGACAGCAACTGATGGCTTCACTGGTGTATTTAATGCAGCTGCTGAGTCACGGTTCCGTGCTATGGATGAACTTGTAGCTTCTGGTCAACCTATCAGTAAAGAAAGTGTCAAACCTATTGCTGATAAGTACTACGCTGAAATGTTTGGTCCTGATGATCTTCTAAAGGATGAAGCAGTTAAGTACGCTACTAGTGAGATGGCACTTAACATTGACAGTAAAGTAGCACAAGGTATGTCTGATCTTATTCGGACTGTACCTGGTTTACGTCCATTCATGATGTTCCCTACTACTGGTATGAACCTCATTGATATGGGTGGTAAGTACGGACCGTGGATGCCTTTCCAACGTGATGTTAACGAACTAGCTTATGTCAAACTAGAAGATCTCTTTGCTAATGAAGCACGAGTTGATGAACTACTACGTGCGCGTAACATTGATGTAGAGAATCTAGATACTATTGCTAAGCAAAACAAACTTGCTGATCTTAAGTACACTACAAGGGGACGTAAAGCTATTGGTGGACTTGCTGTAGCAGGAGCTATTGGACTTGTCTTTAATGATCGCATCACTGGTGATGGTCTTTACGACAAGGAACTACAACGAGCACGTGTTAAGAACTCTAACTGGAAACCTCGTAGTATCAAAGGTGTTGATGGTAAGTGGTATTCCTATACAGCTATGGGACCGCTTGCTGATTGGATGTCTTTTGTTTCTAATGTAGCCGATAACTTTGATATGTTAGGTGAAGCAGCAAGTGAACGTATGTTTGAAAAGGCAGCGTTTGTGATCGGTGCATCCGTTACTGATCGTACTGCATTGTCTACTATTAAACCATTGCTTGATATTGTAAGTGGTAACGAAGGTGCTTTGACTCGTTGGAGTGCTGGTTTCGTTAATAGTCTTGGTCCTCTTGCAAGTCAACGTGCTGAGTGGTCTCGTATCTTTAGTGAAGGTCTACAAGAAGTAGATAATGAGTTCTTTAGTCTTCTTAGTAATCGTAATAGTTACTTGGATCCTTCTAATCGTCACCCTTATATCTACAGTCCTGTGACTGGTGAGAAGCCTAATGGTTATGGTCTTCTGCAACGTGTATGGAATGCTTACAGTCCTATTAAAGTACACCCAGAACAATCCCCTGAGGAGAAGTTCCTACAGGATATGGAGTTTGATATCAACACTACCTTCCGTACAAAAGATGGTATTAAGTTGGAAGCAGCTGAACGTTCTGAGCTATTCCGTTTGATGGGTACTGGTGGTCATTTTAAAGCTGCTATCCAAGAGATCATGCGTGATGCTGGTGATTGGGAAAGCATTGCTAAACTACGTGATATGCGTAGACAAGGTTTGACATCTGATGATGTATCCATTAAGAGATGGCACGATATTCACTCTAGGTTATCTGAAGCACGTCGTGCTGCTGAGGAAATTGCCTACGCTGATATGAGTGCTCAAATGTTCGGTCAAATTGAAAAGCGTCAAGTTGAACAAGATTTGACTGAAGAAGCTAATATTGTTGGTGAAACATTGTCAATTCGTAAGTAACAATCATGTCGTGTGCTGACGTACAAACAATTCAAGCGGGTAACGGAACGAAGACTCAGTTTTCATTTGATTTCCCGTACATCTTTAAATCTGAGATTCAAGTTTCTTTTTGGAACACTACAACTAAAGAATGGGACGTAGTAGCACAAGGTGATGCAACATATCCTTGGCAAGTCACTGATGCTAATCCAACCATCGTAGAGTTTACAGGTACAGCTCCACCTACTCCTGCTGTTCCTGTAGACCCTGGTGAACCTACTGTAGATAATGTAAGGATTCGACGTGTCACTAATATCGATGATATTCGTGCATTGTTTAATCCTGGTTCTGCTATTCGATCTGATGATCTAAATAAGAACTTTGAACAACTTCGTTATGCTATTCAAGAGAGTAATTGCTCTGGTATTACTCAAGAAATGTATGACTATCTTGAGGATTATTATTGGGATAGATTTAACAACACCTTGTATTCTACAGATACTTGGGTAAGTGATGACACTAAAATTGCTACTACTGCTGCTGTAGATGCACGGTTTCAAGATGAAGCAAATGAAACCATCACAAGTGTTGAGATCTGGCCTGATGATGATAATACTATTGGTACTACTCTTGCTTCTTCAGTTAGATTTGATACTCTTGTTCAAGCTTCTACCCCAAGTGGTTCTGATTGGGCTGTAGGTAAAACTTGGTTGCAAAATACTGCTGACCTAACCCTTTCTGTTTGGAATG